GTGCGGATCGGTGGCGCCTCCGACAGGACTCGAACCTGCAACCTCGGGATTACGTCACATTCCACATAGTGGACAAATTAGATGCGATGCTTCCGCAGGTCGAAACGGTCGCGGTTGCGTAGCGCGCGCGACACTGGGCGGATCGGGTGAAGATGTGACCATGGTTATACGTAAAGCATTAGTGCCGGGCGGCTGGGACGCACCACTGGGAGATTACCGGTTGCACCTGCTTGGATCGGGCCGCTCGGTCGCGACAACGAGGTTGCGGATCGACTGGCTAAGGCGGTTCGCCCGCGCGGTGGATCGCGGGCCATGGGAGGTGGAGACTGTCGACGTGATCGAATGGTCCGCTGCGCACGTATGGGCGCGGGACACGCGCCGTAGCGCCCTACAGTCTGTTGCGGGCTTCTACGGTTGGGCGAGCGAGCGGCACGCGGTTGGCGTCGATCCGAGCCGCGTCCCTACGGTGCGTGCGTCTGCGCCAGCTCCGAGGCCAGCCGATGCCGCCGCGATTGCCCGCGCGCGCCTATCCCCTGACTGGCGTGTGCGCCTGGCGGTGCGTCTGGCCTCCGAGCTCGGGTTGCGGCGTGGCGAGGTCGCGAAGGTGCGCGGCTGCGATCTGGTTAGGGACTTGCACGGCTGGTCTCTAATCGTCCACGGGAAGGGCGGGAAGGCTCGGACTGTGCCAGTTCCTGAGTCAATCGCGGTGGAGGTTCAGGGGCACGGCCCCGGCTGGCTGTTTCCGGGGGCCGATTCGGGGCACGTGTCCCCTGAGTGGATCGGGCGGCTGGTTGGGCGGGCGTTGCCGCGCGGGGTGACGATGCACGCGCTACGGCATTCGTTCGCAACGCGCGCCTATGAGCGCACGGGCGATCTCGTCGCCGTTCAGAGGGTTCTCGGACACGAGTCGCCACAGACGACGCTCCGATACCTAGCGATAGCCGATGAGACGCTAAGGGCCGTGGTGGAGGCGGTGGCCTAGGCGCGGCCCTCCAGTGACCTGATCCGGGCGTCATAGTCGCCATGCTCTCGATCACGGGTAGAGCGGATGTCTCCGATCTCATGACCGAGGCCTTTGATCTCACGGGCGAGGCCTTCGATCTGATGCCTGGTCACCATGACATCGGCGGCGGTCTTGGTCTGCTCAATCTCGATCCTGGAAACGCTTTGGCTACTGGCCACTAGCGTCGATTCAATGCGCGTGATCGCCTCGGAGTGAGCGGCGAGGATATCGCCAAGGCGTTCTATCGCATCCCCCGCGCGCGCGGATTGTTCGTCTGTCCGGTTCACGGCGTCCGCTAGGGATGAGCCGTGGTTAGGGCTGACCTGTGCGCGGATGCGGCGCGCCTGGATGAGGGTCGCGACCGATGCGACGACGGTCGATAGGCCGGTGAGGCCGCCGAGGGCAGTAATGACCTCGGCGGCTCCGCTCATTCGCCGCCCCCGGTGGGGACGTGCGCGAGCGCTGTCCCGGTTCCAAGGACCGATGCCACGAGGGCGACCCAGAGGGGTGCGGTTTCGGACTCGATCACTCCATAGATGACCAGGAGGGGGACGGCGGCGGTCGCGACGCCGTATGCCCACCGTCGCACGGTGGGGGTGAGCCAGCCGATGGGCTGAGGGGTCGCGGCGTGCTTCGGTGTGTCAGTCATCAGAGCGTCCCTTCAACGAGTCGCATCTGAAGTTCGGCGACGGTCGCCATGCCAACGTATCCGTCCACGGGGACGCCGAGGCGGGCCTGGAGAGCCGCGATAGTATCGGGGCCAAGGATGCCGTCCACGGGGACGCCGAGGCGGGCCTGGAGAGCGGATACCATCTGCGATCCATCCGGGTCGGTCTCGAAGTCCCACCCGGCCCCGGCTGCGGGGAGATTTTCGCGCCAGGCCGCGTCCTGGCTGGATACGGTGCCGTCCACGGGCGTGCCGAGGTAGGCCTGGAGGGCGGCGGTCGTCGCCGGTCCCCACCAGCCGTCCACCTGGAGGCTACCGGGGTCAGAGTAGACGCGCGCGGGAACGGCGGGACCGCCGCCCTGGATGAGGAGGGCGCGGGCGTCGAGTTCGTCGAGCCGCGCCTGCCAGCGTCCGGGGCACTCGGTTGGGAAGTGTTCCTGATGTCCAGAGAGGGGCAGGTATCCCCATTCGTCGCGGATCGCTGCGATCAACTGTGCGACGGTCTCGAAGTCGTCGTCGTCGCACTCGGGGCGGCACTCGATCCCGATTGTGCAGGCGTTGTTACCCATGCAGTGCCAGGCGCGGTCATAGTCGTGCACAATCTGGGTGACGCGCCCGCCGCTGGCCACGTAGTGCGCAGAGGTGTTTCCATCGGGGCGGGCGAGGTAGGCGGCGACGGCGTCGTGAGACTGTCCGTCTGCTCCCCAATGGTGGATGACAATTCCGAGGGGTTCGCCGTAGGGGCGACCGGGGTCAAAGTTGGGCCCCCAATTGGTGTCGGTAACGGCGGCGTTAACTGCCATGGTCGGTGTCCTTTCTGGTTAGAGGGAGATTGCAATCCAGTCAAATGTCGCGTCGTCACCGTTTGCAGCACTCGTGTCGTTCCAGCCGTAAAAGCTGAATCCTGTCGCTGTCACGTTGTAGATCGCGATCCTGAGTCTCTGCGATGTGCACGAGGTCGCGATAAACGGCGGCGTCGCAAACGGACGCGGAAAAGTAATGCTCTTCGAGTAGGTCTCGTTCGGCTGGTAGGCTCCGAGGCCGACGCGGCCAGTCTGGATGCCATTGGCGAGCTTGTCCGTTACTTCCTTGAGTTCAGTGAAGTTTGTGTTCACGTCTTCGGCGCGAGCAATTTCGCCGGGGACAAATGTTTTCATTGCGGGTTGGATCCTTCCTGATTGTTGGTGAGCTGGAGTTGGGTCTTCCAGTTGTATGGAGTGATGAGGTGGGTCACCTGGGTTATGAGGACGTTGACTTCCTCTCCCCTGTATTCGACTCGTGCTGCGGTCATTGGGTCGAAGGTTGCAGCGGCGGTCATGTGTATGGCGCGGGCGGCGGGTCCAGAGGTGTGGGCGGCCTGCACGGTCAGTGCAGAGGGCGTTGGGTCAGGTCGGACAGCAGCGAGGTATCTTCGCGCAACGGATTCAAGATCAGCTGCCGGAAGCGTCACGTCGACCTGGACAGCTGCCCCGCCCCAAGCAGTCGCAGCTGTCGGGTCGCTGACTGTTATTTCTGTGTCGTCGGCGCGCCATTCTGATTGCTCTGAGTCCCACTTCGCGCTGTGGTTTTTCAAGGTGATTTGTGCAATTGCGTCGGCGGCGCTCCAAGCTACCTGCACGCTTGTGTACGACCAGATGCCGGCCGCTGGTGCCGAGGCGTCGGTGTCGGTGAATCGCAACGTCGGGATGCGGGGACGCGTTGTTCGGATTACGACCTCTCCATTACGATTGACCGTCCACGAGCCGAGCACGGATGAGACGGCGGCATCTAGGTGCTTTGCAAGATTTGTTTCCCAGACGATAGGCGGAACACTTTGGGCGACCGCGCGGGTATCCAACGTGTAGGTCAGATCTCTGCACGTGCGCGTCAGACGGTCGATTCGGAACACCCAGTTTTCTGAGCCGTCCCCGTCATCTGATTTTGCGCCGTATCGTGTGATTGATGCCAGGCGCGCCACATTATCGGAGGCAGTCAGAGTAGTCTCATACGAAATTCGCGAACCTGGCTTATGCGGTGAAATCGCCAGGTCAGTGAGATAGCCCGTAAAGATATATTCTCTGGTCGGCCAGTGCAGTAGACGTATAGGCGTCCCGTGAGCCATACCTGTCACTCGAGGGGCCAAGCCGTTGACGGCGCGCGCTGTGAGTGTACCTACCTGGGCTGTGAGCGCTGGTCCCGTTGAGGCCACACCTCGCGTGACCGTGATGTCTGTGCACGGCCCGGTAATGTCCTGCCAGGCAATGGTCTGTGATGCGTCCGAAAGCCACGTTCGTGTATTCCAGCGATTCAGATCCCATTGGAGAAACGTGGGGTTTTCAGAACCGCGCGTCCATGATTCGCGGTTCCACCTGCTTTGATTCCAGCGCAACCCGTCTAGTCCCTGCAATGGATAGAGAGCCTGCAAGCTGAGCACGTCGCAGGGGCGCGGATTGGCAGGAATAGGTGTCTCATCGCTAATCGTAAGGATTTCGACCGTCCCTGACCTGATACCCTCTAGGTCGATAGCGAAGGACGGACCAAACTGATCTGATTGAACAATTTCGTCAATCACCTGAGCTTGGTCATAATGGCGCACGTAGGAAGCGATTCTGACAATAACGTTTGACGCTAACTGCCTGGCGCGGATCCTTAGTCTGACTTTGATTGTGTGTCCAGGGGCCAGGCGGTCGTAGACGAGTCGAAGCGTCTGCGCTCCATCTTCGAGCGTAAAGTCCCACTGGCCACCGCCAAGGCGTTGAACACGTGCGCCTTTCCAATCACCCACAATCGGTGGGGGCAAAATTGTTGACATTACACTCTCTTATCTATCTGCGCCGTTGAGTCGCGTGTACTGGCTAATGGATTGTGCGATCACGCGGCCCGCGTCAATCGACGGGTGGAGCATGTTCGCGTTCACGTGGATAGTGACGCCGCCGCGGGCGCGGATCCCGGCCAGGCCGCTGGCGTCTGGGAGTCCGAGCGACCCGGCGTTGGTGTCGGCGACCATGCCCGTGAGCGCGCCGAGGGATCGACGCACTGCGCCGTAGCGTGATTCCAGGCCCCTGATGAAGCCGTCGATCACGAGGCGACCGGCTGGCGTGAGTAGTACGGCGTCGTAGTCGGCTGGCCCCTTCCAGGAGGTCAGGTTGGAGGTGAGGTTGCCGAGCGTCGACTGAACGGATCCGATCATGGAGCTGATGCCGTTGATGAAGCCCTGGATCAGGGACTTACCGGCTCCGATCAGGAGCGAGCCAAGGTTGCCGAGCGCGGATAGGGCGCGGGATGGGAGGGATGAGATGGTGGAGATCGCAGAGGATACGCCGCTGGAGATCGCGCCGGTGATGCCGCTCCAGGCCCCTGAGACGGTGGAGGAGATGGAGGACCAGACGCCGGAGAAAATGCCGGAGATGACGCCGAGCGCGCCCGTGATGTAGCCCTTGACGATTGAAAGCGCACCGGAGATCACGCCCTGGATGCCGCTCCAGACGCTGGAGACGATCTGCTTAATGCCGTCCCAGACTCCCTGCCAGTCGCCGGATAGCGCCGATGTCCAGACCTGGATAATGCCGGAGATCACGCCTACCACGGTGGAGATCACGCTGGAAATGACCTGCCAGACGCCGGATACCACGGTGGAGATGCCCTGCCAGATGGTGTCCCAGTTTGCTGCGAGTCCTTGGAAGACGTTAATGATGAGATCGACGATGGGCTGACCATAGGATGCCCACGCGGCTTGTAGTTGTGGCCAGACGGCGTCCCATGCGGCTTGAATCTGCGCCCAAGCGGCCTGGAGGGCGGGCACGACGTTGGTTTGGAACCATTCGACAACGACGCCCACGGCGGCTTTGATCTGTGCCCATGCGGCGTCCACGGCGGCGCGGAAAGTCTCATTGTTCTGGTAGAGGGCAACGAAGATCGCGACCAGTGCGGCAATGGCGGCGATCACAAGGAAGATCGGATTAGCTGCCATAGTGGCATTGAGCGCCGCCCATGCAGTCTTGGCGGCTCCGATGATCGTCTTGATCTGGTTGAAGGCCTTGAAGCCTGCGACGAATGTCCCGATCACGCCAGCGGCGGCGGCGATAGCGGGGCCGAACTTCTCGAAGAATGCGACGACGCGGGACACGGCGGGCGGGACCGTCGTGGTGAGCCAGTCAATGAGGGCTTGGAGGCGGGGCCGAATCTCGGTCTGGAAGACGGCAGCGGCCTGCTTGATCTTCGGGACCACGGTCGCTTGTAGTCGCGCGGCGAAGTCCTGGAGGGCCGGAATGGCGACGTCCTTTGCCCACGTCGAGAGTGATTCGAGCGCGGGCACGAGGTGTTCAATGGCGGCGGACGCGAGGGCGGTCACCATGGGCAGGACCAGTGTCCCGGCCTTGGCGGCGAAGTCTCCGAAGTGGGCTTTGAGGACTTGCACCTGATGCGCGAGTGTATCGCCTTCGCGCGCGAAGGCTCCGTGCGCGTCGGCGGTCTGCTCCATAATCAAGGCCAAGGTCGCGGCCTGCTGCGCTTCGTTATCGAATGAGCCGCCAACCTTCTGGAAGCCGAGTTCGGCGGCTTTGGCGTCGATGCTTGCCTGCTTCAGGGACACGCCGTAGCGCTCAATCGGATCGCGCTCCCCCTTTAGGGCGCTGGAGAGCGCGGCGACGGCGTCGGAGGTCGAGCCGCCGAATTGGGCGGACAGGTCGGCGGCGACGCCGATCAGGTCGTTGGTCTTGCCTGCGAGCTGGTCGATGGAGGTACCGCCGTTTTTGAGCTGTGCGCCCAACAGCGTGCCCAATTCCTGGTATTCGTTTTTGGTCAGACCGACCGAAGACGCCGCCGTATCGGCGAAGGCCTTCATTTGGTCTGCGCCGCCCTTGAAGACTGCTTCGATAGCGCCTGTTGACTGCTCCAGGTCGGCGGCGGCGCTGACTGCCTTTGCCCCTGCGACGCCGATAGCGGCGGCGCCAGCGGCGGCGACGGTCGCGAGGGTCGTCACGGCCTGTTTGCCCGCGTTCGCGAGATTCGTCAGGCCGGTTTCCTTTGCCAGGCCCTTGAATGCTCGGCTGAAGTTCTTGGTCTCGGCGACAACTGAGACCTTTACGACGTGGCCAGCCAACGGTCATCCTTTCTGTGCTTTGGCGCGTTCCTGGAGGAGGTCCAGGATCGCGCGCGCGTCTTCTAGCGTGAGGTGTTCGCGCGCCTCCCATGGGCTGATCCCGGCGTCCACGGCGAGGATCGCGAGGACGGGGCTTAGGGAGGTCGCGCCGGTCATTCCCCCGGCGTTTCCTGGGTGGAAACGAGGGCCGTTGCATCTTCCATGGTCAGATCGGCGGCGGCGGTGTAAGCATCGTCGCGCGTCTGGTAGCCGCCGCGCCGGAACAGGAGGACCGCGCACATAGCGATCATGGGACGGGCGAGCTTGCCGCCCGCTTCGGGGTCGAAGGATGTGATCGGTTCGCCGGTCTTGCGTTCGTAGTACTCCAGATCTCCGAGGGTGAGCGCATTCATATTCATGGGTGGTGTCCTTACCAGTTGTGTTGGTCGAGTAGTTCCTTGATGCCCTTCCCAAAGCCCGCGAACGTCCTGGGACGCAAGGTTTCTTCGGCTTGGGAGAGCCAGCGGGGGCCGCTGCGTGAGTCGGCTCCCCAGTGACGCACGCCCGCGTATGGGAGGCGGGACTTGGAGCCAACCCTCACCATGACTTTCCGCTTGGATCGGCTTGGCTTGATCCCGGCTTGCAGGTCGCCGTCCTTGTAGGGTGCTAACGTCTTGGCGAGGCTGGCGATTGGCGTTGCGAGCCGGTATGTGAGGTCTTTCAGGTCCGTGACGGCCACGCCTACCGCTTCGGCGTCGCGTAGGAGCGCCTTTATCCCGGTGATTTCGACGCTACCGCCGTCCAGATTGACGCGGCCGTCACGGATACCGGTCATGGCTAGTTGTCTTCCATGTTGCCCGTGCCGAGCGTCGACGTGGCGGTGAGCTTCTCGGGTTCGCCCTCGCACTGCCACTCAAAGTCGAACGTGCTGCCCTTTTCGTCGCCAGCCTCGGAGCTGATCGACGGCTTGACTCCGATCTTTGCCTTGATCTTGAAGTGCGGCTGTTTCGCGGTCGCGGTCTTGTTGCCGAAGGGTGCCACGAGGACGTCCACGGTGCGGCCTGCCTGCTGCCAGAGCATGTCCCAGAAAGACCCGACGTCGAACGAGACAATGGCCTTGCCCTTTAGCTTCCATGCCGATGATGCGCCGGTCTGTGCGTCGGCGAAGGTGAGGACGTCCTTGTCAGAGGTTTCGGGAGCGAGTTCGTAGCTGGAGATGTCGGACCAGTAGTCCTTACCTCCGATGGAGAAACCGAGCTTGTTACCGAGGATGCGGGCGTTGCGTGTGACGGTCATGGTCAGGAGTCCTTTTCGATGGTGTAGTTAATGGAGGTTGTGATGGGGGCGGCGAGGTAGGCCTGCCCATCGGCGCCCTTGATCGTCTGGTAGGCGTCCACAGCGGCGAACAAGCCCTCCCTGACCATGCCGACGACGATTGTGTCAACGGCTGAGTCCAGGCGGGCGACGGACAGGGCATTGGTGGTCGGTGCGACCGCTACCGTGATTGAGAGCCGTACCGTGACGGCTCCGTGCGCGTTCTCGTCGGCTGCGACCAGGGGCGTGCCTTCGGTGATGACGACGCACGGCGGGGCGAGTCTTTCGGGGATCGACGTCAGGACGGGGATGGAGGTGATCCGGGTCAGGATGTCGGCGAGGTCGGCGCGGGCGGCGGCGATAGGTCCACTGTTTGTCATGAGATCGCGAGGGGTAGATAGGGTGCCAGGAGGGGGCGCGCGGCGACCATGGCGTCACGGGCGACGCGGATCGCCGCCGTGCCGTCGAATCCATCGGCGAAGTTTTTGATGCCGTTGGGGGCACTGCGCCGGTGATAGAGCTCGGCGGCGACTTCGATTTGCGCGCGCTCCAGGATTTCGGCGGGCACGGTCGCGGAGCCGACCTGATCGCGGATGAGCGTCGCTGCCTGGTCGGCACACTCTTTCAGGAACGTGTCGTTGGGCACGTCCCCTACGTAGGCGGCTATGCGTGCGGTCAGGTCGGCTCCCACGGTCAGGCTCCGATCTTGAGGGGCACGAGCCCGGTGGGATATTCGGTGGCGACCGCGCCGTATCGGTAGACCGAGAAAGCCTTGGACAGGTTTACGATGTTCTCGTCCTGGAGCTGGGTCAGCGGCGTTTCGTAGGTGCGCATCGCCTCGGCGTTGTAGAACGTTCCGACGATTCCTTCTCCGAGGGCTCCGGCGTTTGCACGTAGGTTGCAGGTGATGGGAACGTCGAGGAGAACGCCGGTGAGGGCGCGGGCGTTGGTGGTGCCGATCGTGTTCGCCGGGTTCTCGTTCACGCGCATGAGGGGCCGTCCGTCGGTGCCGGTCAGGCCCGTGAGGGCCTTGAAGGTGGCCTTGTCCACGATGAGGCCGTCGAGGGTCAGGGCCTGGTCGGTGAACTGGGCGGCGGCGTCAATGAACAGGTCAGAGAGGTCGGCCCAGGTGAGGGCGTTCGCTGCCTTGGAGACGGCGATCTTGTTGGCGTCCTGAGCCTTGACGGCTTCGTTGAGCTGGCGGGCGAAGTACGCAGCCTTTGCCTGCCCAGCCGCGAGGGCCATACCGCGCAGGTGAACGTCCAGGAGGTTGACGCGCGTGCGCTCGATTGCCTGGCGGGTGAGCTTGGTGTAGCCGCCGAAGGTCTTGATAGGGGTCGTGCGGTCCTTCGTGGTGACCTTACCGAGGGGCAGGTCGTCGCCTTCGTTTTCTTGAACATTGACAGACAGGCTGTTGGTATCGAGCTCGGTGAAGTCCAGGTTCATGCCTTCGGCGGGCAGTGGGCCAGTAGCGAACAGGCCGGCGACGACGTTGGGCTTTTCGACCAGACGCACGAGATCCTTAATCCACTGAGGATGGGCGAGGGTTGAGTCGGCGGTCGATACCGTACCGTCATATGCCCTCATCATGAGGTCGTCGATGGAGGCGCGATAAGCCTCGTCATTAACGATTGCCTTGAGGGCTTCGCCGGGGGTGCGCGCATCCACGGCGAGCGCGGTGCCGCGCTCGGCGGCGGCGGCGAGGGTCGCGCGCTGTTCCATGGCGGTGATGTCGGCGCGCAGGTCGTCCAGGTCGGAGGCGAGCGCGTAGGCGGGTGCGTCGGTCATGGGGTGTGTCCTTTCGGGGGTGGGATGGTTGCGTACTTCGGTCACGGTCGCGCCGTCGTAGGCAGGGAAGGGGACAAGGGAGACTTCTCGGAGGTCCAGGCTGGTAATGGTGGTGTGGAGCCCTGCCTCGTCCTCGGTTCGTTCGTAGGCCAGCGGGATGAATCCAATGGAGAGCCGGTCGATCACTCCGTCACGCACGAGCTGGTAAGCGTCGCGGGCGGCTTGGGTATCTGAGAAACGGGCTTCGATCTCGACACCTTCGGCGGTTTCGGACGCCGAGGTGATCAGTCCGATGGGTTCGTTGTGGCGGTAGAACAGCTTGAGGCTGGTCGCGTCGTCGGCTCGGTCGGCGAGAGCGCCGGGCGCGATTGTTTCGAAGTATCCGTCAAATAGTTCGATTTCGACGCCGTAGGGGACGGCCAGGCCGCGCACGGTGCGCGGCTCTGCGGCTGCGTCGTCGGCTCGGATGGTGAAGGCGCGGGTCTGGAGGTCAGTCATGAGGGGTGTCCTTATCGGTCTTGGCGGCGTCGTCGGTGATCCCTTCGATTCGGCGTGCATAATCGGGCGTGTAGATACCGGCGTCGATTGCGGTCTTGTGGGTGGCCATGCGGGCGGCGGGGGTCGCGCGCAGGATCGCGTCCAGGTTGAAGCGAACGGTCGTGCCGCGAGGGACGATTGCGGTCAGGGCGTCTTCGATTTCTCGGAGGTAGGCCATGAGCGTCCACCGAATGAAGTCCGTGGCGGCGTCATTGATGTTCTGGTAGGTCAGACTCGATCCGTTCACGGCGGCGAGGAGCATGTGTGCGGGTATGCCGAACATCCTGCCCACGGCGAGGACGTCGAAGGCACGGGACTCCAGAAACTGAATCTCGGACGGGGTGAGGTGTAGGGGCGAGTACTTCAAGCCCGCGCCGATGACGGCAACGCCGCCGCGCTGGGAGTTGGATTCATTCCATGCGCGCTTAGCGTCGGCGGCTTGTGCGGCGGTGATCGGCTGTTCCGTCGATAGGACGCCGGTGGGCACGCCCGCGCCGCTTGTCCAGTTCGCGGCGTAGGTTGCCATTTCGGTTGCGCCCTGGAGAGATCGAGCGCACGCCTGGATCGGGCCGAGGCCAGCGGCTTCGCCGGGGATGTAGGTCAATCGCAGGTGTCTGATCTGATCGGGCTTCCAGGTGCGCGCCCGCCATTGCACGGTACGTTCGCCCGTGTTGACGTCCAGGACGGGAAGGCACTGGGTGGGATCCAGGACGCGCAGGGAGTTGGCGCGCCCGTCGCCGGTGCGCCCAATGAGCCAGTAGGCGTTTCCTCGGAGGGCGAGGCTGGCGATTGTCTCGGCAATGAGCGCGGTAGGGGTCAGATCGGGGCCGGGCGTCGCGACGACGGTGGGCATGTCGCGGCCTTCAAGCTGTGAGCCGTCGCGCCAGGCGTCGAGCGAGATTTGCTTGCCAGCGGCCTGGAGGACACTCACGGCGCGATAGACCGAATCCAGGGCGAGAGCGCCGCGCTCGGTAATGAGCGCCGCTTCCCGTGCGGGCGGCGTGATGCCCGCTGGAATCGGAGTTCTGGTCTCGGCTCGATGGAAGCCGAATAGGGATGCGAGGGAGGCCATGGGGCGAGTATGCGGCGTACCCGATTCGCGTCCCGGCTTATACGTGTCGCCAGCGGTACGCGCTGAGGGCGCGGCGGGCGTGCCGGTCGCCTGGATGAGCGTATCGCTCATGCTCGGAGACCTGGGTCAGGGCGCGCTCATGCGAGGCGGCGGGGAGGCCCCTCCATCCGCATTCACACATCGGTAGGAAGGTGCAAGCCGAGGCGTCAACGTGTATCCGCATGATGGGGCTCCCCTGGGTGAGGTCAGTAGATTTGGATGCCGGGCCGGGGCTGGCACGCGGCCCATACGGCGACGGCCCCGGCGCGCAGGGCGTCGATGGGGCGCGGCGATTTGGCGACGTCGAAGGCAGTCACGCCGGAGAGCTGTCGCAGCACAACGGCCCCGGTCGCTTTGATGAGCTCTTGGTTACCGTCGTGCGTGAGGCGCTTCGCATTCACTCGATCTAGGAACAACTGGCACGCCGACGCATATTCGCGGGTGGCCAGGGTGGTGATCGGTGTCCCTTCGGCTTCGAGATCGGCGGCGAGCGTGCGCGTGGGACCAGCGGGATCGCACCCGATCCACGCATAACCAGCGGCCTGGAGGCCGTGGAGCGCGGGGCGTACCCAGTCGATGCCAGGCCCTGACATCACGGTCGCTAGGCAGGGGTCACCGTCGTCGTCGATCCAGGCGGCGGCGATTGTCGCGGCTGATCGGTCGGCGGCGAGATCGACGGCCAAGCAAACACGCGAGGGATCAGGCGCGGCCAGGTCCAGGTCCATGAGCGAGCTAAACAGGTGGATGTCCACGGCGGTCTCCTCGGCGGCGGTCTCCAGGTTCAGGATCGAGCGACGCCACGAGGCCAGGTTGTCGGATCGCAGGGCCCTGATCTTGTCGGCGGTCTGCGTGTGTCCAAGCGCCGGGTGGAAGGACAGGGTTTCGTCGCTGTAGGGGTCGCGCTCGGCGGCTTCTTCATCCGCTGACCACTCGAAGAAACACATACGGCTATGCGGATCGTCGACGGACTTTCTGCCCTGGCGAATCAGCTCATTGAGATACGCCGATTTGTCCGTGCCCTTCGTGGAGACGATCCACAACTGCGAGTCCGTGATGGTGAGCTGGGTAGGGTTGATCGCGGTCTCCAGGGCAAGGCCTGCTTCGGCGTCGAAAGCCCACGCTTCATCAACGGTAACCAAATGCAACGAGTCGCCATGGATTGATTTCGGGGTTGGCGCGAACGGGCTGATGAAACTACCGCGCTTTAGGTACTCGGTGCGCTCGGAGCCCTGGGAGGCGTACACCCTAAAATAGCCGGGCTTTTTTTCTGCGTTGAGCGCGGTGTTGATCTGTTTCCACCGCTTGCGCGCGTCTTTTCCGGTTTGCGCCGTCATGAGGATTTCATGTCGGTTGTAGGCCATCATTCGATCCACCATGACGGCGCGCAGGAGGAAACTCTTACCGGCCTGGCGCGGGACCGTGACGACGACTACAGGATATCTCCAGGCCCCCGGCGTGTCTGGGTCGAGCTCTAGGGCAACATTGGCAACCTGGCGCTGCCAGGGCATGAGCGAGCCGCCGAGGAAGGCGGCGGTCGCGGCGATCCGAGCGCCGAAGGTCGGATTATCCGGGTTGCGGCATGTCGCATACTTCGGTGCGGCGGTCATGAGCGAGTGAGGGCGTCGCGGGTCAGCTCGGCAAGCGCCGCGTCGAAGGCGTCAAGCTCACGGTCGGTCCCCTCGGCGGGGCGAGGCAGACTATCGAGCGATTCGAGCACATTCTTTAGGACGTTGGAGGTCGCGACGCTCGGTGCGCCTCCGTTCAGGCTCCGATCAAGGGCGGCGGCGGCTTTGGTGAGCGCGGCGCGCTTTGCCTTCTCGATTGGGCCGAGGACGCCCTTGGCGTCTAGGTCGTCGAAGGCTTCGCGCACGGCGTCTTCGATCTCCCCCGTTGGGGGCGGGGAGACTGGGAACAGTTCGTTGGTCATTTCGCGCATGGTGGGGGTTTCCGGTCTGGTTCGGGGCCGTTTCGGGCCGGTTTATCTGGGCGTCGGGGGGAACAGGAAGATGGGGGCGGGGACTGCCTGGCGGTGTGTCTAAGAACACGGGTTCGTCGGAGCGGTCAGGCCTGGCCAGGTGCCAGAGCCAGACCAGGACCGGGGCGGTTGATAGTCCGAGGCGGGCCGGGCTTGTCGGCTTGTGTTGCAGTGGTGGTGAGCTGGTCGCAGGTTGGTGATGTCGTCGGTGCCGCCCTTCGAGCGTGGCACGATGTGATCGACGGTCAGGCCGAGGGGCGAGCGGCGGGACGCGGCTAGGTCGATGGGCTTACCGCAGAGCCAGCATGTGGAGCCGTAGCGTCCGAGTACTTCGTTGGCGAGGCGGCGGACCTTGGAGCCGTCCCAGCTCATCGGCGCGGCCCGTAGATGGTGGGGGGCGGGGTCGGGGGCGGGTAGCTGGCGGCGATCTCATCCCTCATCTGGCGGGCGAGGCTGGCGATCTGGAGGGCCATACCGGCGAGCCGGAACTGCGGGCTACTCATCGAGTAGGGCGAGGCCCCGTTCAGGTTTTCGTGTGCGCGCATGGCGGCGGCTTCAATGTCGGTGGCAATGTCGGAGACGACGGCGCGAGAGTCAGGCAGCGGCGTGGTCATTGAGGAGTTCCTTCGCGGTGGAGTCGGTCAGGGTCAGGCGTGCCCACTGGAAGGGGCGGGCATCGGGGTAGGTGGATCGCATGTACTCGGCGAATGCCGGGGGCCAGGATGATCCGGGGTCTTGGTCCTTCGCGGTCTCATCGTCTTTGCGCCGCCGCTCGGCGGCGGCTCTCTCGGCTTCGGCGACCTGCTGCTGTCGCATGATTGCTTCGTAGCGACAGCGGTTGCAGCGGTCGGAGACGGGTTCGCCGTGCTTGCATTCGGTGGCGAGGTAGGTCATGTAGCTGGGTCGGTACTTCGGCATGTCGGTGCCTTCTTCCTTTCTGGTCGGAACATCCTTCTTTCGGGACGAACGAGGGGACGCCTTAGCGGCCCCCTCATCCCGAAGGGAAGGAAGGGGCGTACTCATGTCCACATGGGCCGTGAGCGGCTTCGGGCGGGCCGCGTTTCGGCGAAGGCGATAAAGCTGGATGCGCGCGCGAGTCGCCGCGTTGCGGGCTCGGTCTTCGGCGTCGGAGGCGCGTCGGAAAGCCAGCGTCCAGTCCACGAGGACGCGTTTAACGATCTTGATGACGCCCACGGTCGGCGCGCCCATACGGATGCCGCCCCGGTGCCACTCGATCACGCCCGCGTCTTCGAGCCACTGGAGGCAACGCGACGTGTGGCGAAGGGAGTAACCGGCGCGTTTGGCGAGCTGGCGGGCGGTCGTTTGCACAGTCGCCGAGAGGTCGGCGCGAGTGTCGTGTGCGAGTAGAGCGAGGGTATCCAGGATTGCCCGCGAGGCGGCAAATTCACGGCCCCTAAGCGGTCCCCATCCGATCCGAGAGAGAGCCGCGAGAATCGACGTGAAGCTCATCCCGGCATTGAGGACGCCGCGCGCCCTCGGCGCTGGCACGGTCGCCGGTTGGGCGGCGGCATCCTCGGCACGTGGGCCGCTAATCGCGGCGCGGGCGGCGGCGATAAAGTCGGCGCGGTCCTGATCGCTCCAGGCAATAGCGGTGGTCATTGCTGGCCTTCGATCATGTAGCGCACGGCCACGGTCACGTAGCAATGCACAAGTTTTGCCTTGATCGCGCGGTCCTTGGGGCGAAGGCGCTTCGCTTTAGGTATGCCGGTGTTGGCGGCGTCTTCGGCGAGCTGGAGGCTAACCGCTTGGGCTTTGCGCAGTAGCGAGCGGACAATGGCGGCGTCGGAGCTGGTAATCATGACTGTCCCACCTCATCGGCGAGGCGTCGAAGGGCGGCGGCAATGCCGGGGCGCGAGATGTCGGCGCGGGCGTGCATCTCTACTTCGCCGTCACGGCGAATGAAGACCATGGCGAGCATTTCGGCGGCGGTCTGATCGAGTTCTGCCATGAGGGCCGGGGAGATGTTGTCTGCGAGTCGGTTACTCATTGGAGGCCCCTCCGATCTCGTTCACGTCGCGGCGGTGCGACCAGATGCCAGAGGCAATGAAGGTAACGGCCATGAGCGGGACCGTGACGGGCCACGGCACATAGAACATGAAGCACGCGGCGATAGTCGCGCCGTAGGATGCCAGCGCCACGAGGGCGGCGAAGAACTGGAGCCAGTCGATGCGGTAGCTCATTCCCCCACCTCCAGATTGAAGGCACACTCCAGATTGAAGGTCACACACTCTAACTCGCCGTATATAACGGACAGTTCACCACCGGCGATCGCGAAGGCGGCGGGGGTCAGCTGGTCAATAACTCGATCCAACTCACACATAAGGTTGCGAAGATCGTCCCTGGTCTGAGCTTCCGTTGCACTCATGATTAGGCGCCCCTTTCGAGCGTCGATGTGGTGAGGCTGATCGGCACGCCAGCGTTGGCGAGTCGGTCAAGGTCCGTGAGGGTCCAACCGACGGTTCCGCGGATGCGCTTTGAGATGCTGGTCTGTCGGATGCCACATGCCTTACCGAGCGCGGTTTGGGTCAGACCAGCGGCGCGCATGTACCGCGTGACTTCCTGAGTGACCATGTCGTTGAAACTCTCCATAGTTCACGTTCTAATCTTTTTCGGAATAGAAAGCAAACTAGAGGAATGCTTGAATTGCATCCAGGCGGTTACAGATTATGCCCATCTGGACTAAGATGGGCATATGACTATTCAGATCATGCCGACAGTGGCAGACCGGGTGACGACACGCGACGTTGTCGCGGCGAATGTTCGCGCCGAGGCGGCGCGCGCGGGCTTTAATCAGGTGCGACTAGGGCAGATGCTTGGAATTTCCCAGCCCTCGGTCAACAAACGATGGACCGGCAAGCGCCCCTGGCAGTTGGAGGAATTGGACAGCCTAGCCGCGGCGCTAGGTGTCTCTGTCGTCGATTTGGTAACCCCGACCGGTCGGGAAACGCGCCTCCGACAGGACTCGAACCTGCAACCTCGGGATTGCGTCACAGTCCATATTCTGGACACTTTGGAGGCCTCGTTATCGCACGTCGGATCGGGCGCGGCGGCGTAGCGCGCGCAGCATTGGGCGGATCGGGCGAGGATATG